CCCCCACCCCCAAATTTCAGAGAAATTTAGGGGGGGGGGTCTAATGGGGAAGCGGGGTCCAGCTCCAAAACCTGCCAAAGTTCTGAAACTGTTGGGTTCAGGTTCGATTGGAACCAGAACCGAACTGCCAGCCAGCGGGAAGAAGCCGCCCTGCCCGAGCTGGTTAAGCCGGGAAGGAAAGGCCGAGTGGAAACGCATTGTGCCCAAGCTGGAAGCCCTGGGCATCATCGATCAGGTTGACCGGGCAGCCCTGAGCGCCTACTGTGAAACATGGAACCAGTTTTACCAGGCGGTAAAAACCCTGCGCAAAGAGGGGGAAACCTTTAAAACCCCTGCGGGGTACATTCAGCAACACCCTGCTGTTTCAATACTCAATGCAGCCAGGCAGGCCCTGATAAAGTTTGCATCGCAGTTTGGATTAACCCCATCAGGCCGGGTGGGACTGGCGCAGAAGGAAACCGAAAACCTGGACCCTTTGACGGAATTCACCCGTAAAAAGCATGGTTGATAAGACCACAAAGCGTTTCATCAGGAATGAAACCGATGAGAAAGCAGCCCGGGCCGGATTCAAGATGGATCTCAAAAGGGCCGGGCATGTTGTTAGTTTCTTTTCAGAATACCTGCGCCACACAATGGGCCAGTGGGCCGGGCAGCCAATCGAGCTGATGAAGTGGCAGAAAGAAGAGCTGTTAAAACCTTTGTTCGGTTGGGTGCATAAAGATACTGGCCTGCGCAGGTTCAGAACGGCATATATCGAGGTGCCCAAAAAGAACGGCAAGAGCACTTTATGCAGCGGCCTGGCGCTGTATCTTCTGGCGGCAGATGGTGAACCTGGGGCACAGGTTTTCTGTGCAGCTGCCAGCCGTGACCAGGCCGCTATTGTTTACCGGGAGGCCAGCAAGATGGCGCAGGGCTCACCCCTGCTGAATGATTACGTGCTGGCAAGGGATTCCCAAAAGCATCTGGCAATCCCCAGCAGCAATTCATTTCTGAAAGCCCTAAGCGCAGAGCATCACAGGCAGGAGGGGCTAAATTGGCATGGTTTGATATTCGATGAACTCCATGCCCAGCCGGATCGCAGGCTGTGGGATTGCCTGCGCTATGGGGGGGCCAGCCGCAGGGAACCCCTGTTAATCTCTATAACTACGGCGGGGTTTGATAGGCATTCAATCTGCTATGAGCAGCGCAGCCAGGCTGAAAGGGTTCTGAATGGCACCACCGAGGATCTAACATTTTTCGGGTTCATCAGGAATGCCCCAGAAGATGCAGACTGGACCAGCCCCAAGGTGTGGGCACAGGCCAACCCCAGCCTGGGAGTGACCATCAGCCGGGATGATATCAAGGCAGCTTGTATAGAAGCCCAGGAAAGCCCTACCAAAGAAAACAGCTTCAAGCGCTACAGGCTGAATATTTGGACAGAACAGGATACCAGGTGGATGCCCCTGAAAAAGTGGGATGCCTGTGCCGGGGATCTGGCACAGCTGGAGGGGCAGCCCTGTTATTGTGGCCTGGATCTGGCAAGCACCCGGGACATAGCAGCCCTGGCAATGGTGTTTCCCACCGATGAGGGTTTCAGCGTTCTATCACGTTTCTGGATTCCCAAGGAAAATGCCCTGGAACGGGAACGGCGCGACCGGGTGCCCTACTTAACCTGGGCTAAAGATGGAATAGTGACCCTGACAGATGGGGACGTAATAGATTATGATGTAATCCGAGAGAGCATCAACGAGCTGAACGAAACCTACAACATTCAGGAAATAGCCATTGATAGATGGAATGCAGCCCAGATCACCACCCAGCTGCAAGGCGATGGGTTTGAGGTGGTGATGTTCGGGCAAGGCTTTGCATCTATGAGCGCACCCACCAAAGAGCTTGAAAGAATAGTCTACTCAAAAGAGCTGAACCATGGGGGCTGCCCTGTGTTGCGGTGGATGGCCGGGCACGTGACAGTCGAACAGGATGCAGCAGGCAATCTGAAATTGTCTAAAAAGAAATCACAGGAAAAAATCGATGGCCTGGTGGCGCTTGTTATGGCACTGGGCCGGGCCAATGTTAGAACAGAACCCACCAAGAGCGTTTACAGCGCAGGTGGGCTTTCCTTTGTATAAGGTGAAAATATGGGATTCCTTGAAACCCTTTCAGGCTTTTTTAAAAAGCGCAGCATAGAAAACCCTTCAACACCCCTGAGCGCACCAGATGATTGGTTGTTGGATCTGGCCGGGGGATCTACCAGCAGCGGCGTGAACGTTAACCCACAGTCTGCAATGACCTATGCCCCTGTATACAGGGCGGTGAACCTAATCAGCCAGGACGTTGCCAAGCTGCCCCTGGTTGTTTACAGGCGCAATGGTGAAGGCAAGGACAAGGCAACCCAGCACCCGGCATACAGGGTGCTTAGGTACCAGACCAGTAGCACCATGAGCGCTTTTGAATTCAAAGCCACCCTGACAGCGGATGCCCTGCTATACGGCAGCGGCTATGCAGCAATCATGCGCAACAACGCAGGCACAGCGCAGGAGCTGATTCCCCTAAGCCCTGGAGCCACCAAGGAAAACTGGAATGGTGACGTTAGATCGTATGTAACCACCATCAACAATGTTGAAGAAACCCTTCGGGCAGAAGATGTGCTGCATATACGGGCACTGTATGGCCTGGGGGTGGTGGAGCTGGCAAGGGAAAGCATCGGCCTGGGCATGGCAGCTGAATTATATGGCAGCGTATTTTTCAAAAACAATGCAAGGCCATCTGCTGTGCTTGAACACCCAGGGCATTTAGATAATGATGCCAGGGATAACCTGCGCAGATCATGGCAGGCAATGCATGGGAATGTTTCCAACAGCCACAAAGTGGCAATCCTTGAAGAAGGTATGCAGCTAAAGCCATTTGCCAGCAGCAACAAGGATGCTGAGTTCAACGAAACCCGGCAGCTGGAGGTGCGCAACATAGCATCATGGTTCGGAATTCCACCCCACATGCTGGCCGACAACACCAGAACCAGCTACAACAGCCTGGAAAGTGAAAACCAAGCCTATTTAGACAGTTCATTAGATCCCTGGTTATGCACTTGGGAAACAGAATGCCGGGCCAAACTGCTAACCCAGAGCCAGCAGCAGCGGGACACCCATTTTGTGGAGTTCAACAGAAATGCCCTGGTGAGGGCCAACATGGAAGCCCGGGGCAGCTATTACAATCTGGCTATTCAGGGCGGCTGGATGTCCCGCGATGAAATCAGGGGCAGGGAAAACCTGAACCCCATCCCAGGCGAGGGCGGCAGCACGTTCATGGTGCCCTTGAACATGGGGCCAGCATCTGCTGCGGCGGAAGCTGACCAGGGCGGCGAAGAACTGGCTGCCCGGGAATCAGGGGAAGTGCTTTTGCATGACACCTTGCAGCGCATGGCTAAACGGGTTTGCACAGGTGCCCATCGAGCAGCCAAGAAGGGGCGCTTTAATAATTGGCTAAACCAGGGGATGGTTGATGAATCAAGGGCGGTTGTACTTGATGCCTTAACACCTGTTCTGGATCTGTTAGAAATCAAGGGTGACAGAAGCAGCCAGATGCTGGAATTCTTTTACACCCTGAAAGATGAATTTTCGGGCTTACTTAATAAGCGCCAAGGGGTGCTGCCCGGGATCAAGTCAGAAGATATGGAAAACATAATAACCACAGTCTGTGAAGAGCTGACCAGGCGGTGGATAGAAGGGATAAAAAATGGAAGCTGAGAGAAGATATCAACCAGCCGTGGCCGATTGTGAAATCAGGCAGGATGCCAACGGTGACATTTCAGGTTATGCAGCCGTGTTTTATGATGGGCAGCCTGGAGGCGGTACAGAATTTGGCCTGTGGGAAGGTGCCCGGGAACGTATAGCCCCTGGGGCGTTTGCCAGGGCCATTACAGAACGTGATGATGCCCGGGCGCTGTTCAACCATGAACCTGATAAGCTGCTGGGCCGTGTTTCAGCTGGCACCCTGCAACTGCGTGAAGATGGCAAGGGGCTGCATTACAGGATCAACCTGGGGAATACCAGCATTGCCCGGGATGTAAAAGAGATGATCAGCCGGGGGGATCTCACAGGCAGCAGCTTTTCATTCAAAGTGACAGAGGAAGAATGGACAGATGAGGAAGGCACCCAGGTGCGCACCATTTCAGGGGTGCAGCTCTTTGATGTGGGGCCTGTTACCTTCCCAGCCTATGATGCCAGCACTGTGAAAAGCCGGGATCTGGCCGGGGCAAAGGAAAGCCTTTCAGACCATGAAGCCGAAAAGCATAAAAAGCTGGTAAATGACCGTTTCGACGCAATTACAGCTGAAATGTTGCAAGAAAACCCCGATGAGAAGCCCACAGAAGGCGCTGAAGAGCCGCAAGCAGGGCACCCTGAGTAAATACACCTGCCAAAAGGCAGGCGCTTACAGGGCAACCAGGGGCGGCACTTGACAGAAAAACCCCTAAAGTTATAATCCGGTAGTTAATCAAGAACCCAAGCCCAGGCTCTAATGCCCAGGGTGCGAATCCTTGCCAGGTCCAAACCTGGAAAAAGGGCCGCAAACTAATCACTAGTTGGCGGCTCTTTTTCGTGGGCAGCCTGGAGGAAAAACACATGAGCATTAAAGCACTTAAAGAACAGCGCTTTGAGATTTTCAAGAAGCTTGAAGAGCTGCGGAACCTGGCAAATGATTCTGAGCATAAATGGAGTTCAGAAGATGAAACCAATTGGTCTGCTTGTAATGGCGATTACGACAGAGTAAGCAGAAGTATTGATCTTACAGAGCGTACAGAGGAACTTGAAAAGCAGCTGGAAGAGAAAGCCGAAACCCGGCAGCTGTTCAGGGAAAATGCCCCAGAAAAGGTGAGGGAAATTCTGCCCAGTGAAGAGGACAGAAATGATGCGCTGCAAGGATGGGCCAGGCAGCAGCTTGGCATGGATCTGGAAGAGCGCCACCAGATGGCGTGCCGGAAATGTAATGTTAACCCGGCAAAGGAATACTATGAAGCCAAGTTAAGCCGGGCCAACTATGACACCATCAGGCGGGAATTAAGAGCGCAAAGCACCACCGACAGTGCAGGCGGTTACACGATTCCCGAGGGCTTTGTGTTCGAGCTGGAACGGGCGCTGCTGGCGTTTGGCGGTATGCGGCAGGTAAGTTCTGTTATCAGGACAGATTCCGGGAATGACTTGCCATGGCCGACGGTGAATGACACCAGCAATGCAGGTGCCATTCTTGCCGAAAACACCGAGGTGAGCGAGCAGGATGTGGTCTTTGGGTCAGTCACCCTGAATGCTTACAAGTACACCAGCAAGCTGGTGAGGGTTTCAGAAGAGTTGATGCAGGACAGTGCTTTCAATCTGGCACAGGTTCTGGGTTCTCTCCTGGGTGAACGTGTTGCACGTATCCTGAATACGCACTTCACCACCGGGACAGGCTCCAGCCAGCCCAATGGCGTTGTTACAGCTTCCACTTCTGCTTTTACGGCAGCCAGTGCCACAGCTATAACAGCAGCTGAAATCATTGATCTTTTCCACGGTGTTGATCCGGCCTATAGGGATTCTGATTCATCGGTGTTTATGATGAATGATTCGAGTGTTGCAGCTGTGCGCAAGCTCGTTGATTCAGATGGGCAGTTCCTGTGGCAATCAGGAATGCAGGCTGGCATCCCAGATCGGCTATATGGCCGGGCTGTGGTTATCAACCAGGACTGCGCTGACATTGCCACCGGAACTAAGCCAATTCTCTTTGGGCAGTTCAACCTGTACAAGATCAGGGACGTGGCATCTCTCAGGCTGCGCAGGCTGGTTGAAAGATATGCTGATTATGATCAGCAGGGCTTTGTTGCGTTCAGCCGCCATGATGGTGATTTGCTGAATGCAGGTACTAACCCCATCAAATTCATCACTATGGCCTAATCCATGAAGATTAAATTACTTTGTGGAAGAGCAGGGCCAACGGTTTGCCAGAAGGCTGGAGATGTCATTGACGTTTCGGGCGATGAGGCCAAAAGCCTAATCGCAGCTGGGCAGGCCGTAGCAGTTAAGGGGGGCAGCGCTAAGGGCGCTGCCCCTACTTCTAAACCCAAGAAGAAGGCTGAGTAATGAAAATAAAACTTCTGGTTAACTGGCGCAGGGAGGAAGGCACCCATTGTGTCGGGGATATCATTGAAGTTTCAAAGGCAGTCGGGCAGCGCTTGGTGGAAATAGGCCAGGCGCTGCCAGCTTCCGGCAAAAAGGAAGCGGCAGCCGTGAAACCCGACACCGAAAACGCAGCAGAACCCGGACCAGAAAAGAGGTAATTCATGGGCCTGGCATTGGTCACTGCACCCACAGAAGAACCCTTAACCCTGGCAGAGCTGAAAACGCATCTGCGGGTGGATACCACCGATGATGACACCTATATCACTGGCCTGGGGCAGAGTGCCCGGGAATGGTGCGAGGGTTTCTGCAATCGGCAGTTTGTAACAGCCACCTGGGACTGGTCTATTGATCGGTTTCAAAATGAGCTGCTGCTGCCAAAGCCGGAGCTGGAATCTGTGGGTTCAATTAAATATATAGATTCAGACGGTGCCACCCAGACAGTGGCAGCCGCCACCTATGATGTGGATATTGACCAGCAGCCAGGCCGGGTGCGCTTGGCCTATGGCAAGAGCTGGCCGGATGATCGTAGAGCCACCCCCAACTGCGTGACAATCAGATTTGATGCAGGGTATGGCGGGGCCAGTGCTGTGCCTGAAACCATCAAGGCAGCCATGAAACTGCTGGTGGGCCACCTGTATGAACACCGGGAAGCTGTGACCCTGGGCCACTTGTCCAGATCCTTGCAGTATGGCCTGGAAAGATTGCTATACCCATACAAGATGCCGGAGGTGTAATGCTTGCAGGGCGTTTGCGGCACCGGGTGGAATTCCAGAATGAAAGCCTGGCCAGCGATGGGCAGGGTGGTTCAACACGTACTTGGGCAACCCGGGCAACTGTGAGTGCATCTATCAAGCCCCTGAGAGCAGAAGAACGGTTTTACAATGAACAGCTGCAACACAATGGCACCCACAGCCTGCTTATCAGGTATAGATCAGACATTGAACCCACAGACCGGGTAAAGTATGGCAGCCGCTATTTTCAGATAGTTGGAATTATCAACACCAACGAGCTGGATAAGCAGCTGGTTATCACCTGCAAAGAGCTGGACCTATGAAATTTAATCTACAGATCAGCAAGAACAGCCAGCAGGTGGTTTTTAAGCGCCTATTGTTGATGTCTGGGGAAATCCAGCGGCAGGTGGCAGAAGAAGTGGACAAGTCAACCAAGGCCATCAGGACAGAAGCCAGGGCCAGGGCACCCAGGGACACAGGCAGGCTATCCAGATCCATCAGCATTAAGAAATTAAATGACGGTTTAACCGGGGTGGTATACACCAGAACCAGCCGGGCCGGGTCCAGCTCTGGTGTTGGCTATGCTCACCTGGTGGAATTCGGCAGCGGCGCTTTCTATTCACCACCCAGGGGGGTGGGGAAAAGGGGCGGCGGTGGGCCATACAGACCAGCCAGCCGGGGCATGTTAGGTGCCTGGAGTGAAAGAAAAAACCTGCCAGCATTCCCGGTTGCCCGGGCAATCGGTATGCGTGGCGGCGTAAAAGGCAGGCCGTTTCTTTTCCCGGCATTTGAGGGTGAGAAAAAGAGCTTTCAGCGTGGTTTGCGCCGGGCTATCTGGAACCGGGGCGTTTTAAAGTTTGCAAGGCGTAGGGCGGCATGAGCGAAAGACTCCCACTTAATTCATTACAGAAGGGCATCTATGGCCGCTTAACAGATGTCAGCGCTGGTATATCAACAACCGTATTTGATGAGGTGCCAGAAGGCACAGCGCTGCCCTACGTGGAAATTGGCAGTTGTTCTGTAAGCCTGGATCTGGAGAAGATCAGCGAGGCCACCACCACCCTGCACGCATTCAGTGATAGTGCAGGGAACAAAGCCTGCAACGATATACTGGAGGCCAGCATTGAGAGCCTGACGGGTTCAGCTCTATCTTTAGATGAAAGTTTTACCCAGGCGCTGTGCCGCTTGGAAATGGCAGAAATTTTTAAGGAATACCATGCTGACGGGAAACTAGTCAGGCATGGGGTTTTAAGGTTACGTTGGATTCTTTCTGACGATTCATAAGGAGTAAAGACAATGGCAGTAGAAACAGGGCTTTCCTGGCTATTTTATGTAGATACAGCAGATGATCCGTCCAGCCCAACATGGGCGAAGCTGCCCCAGCAGCGTGGTGGCAATCTGAATTTCAGCAAAACGGACGTGGATGCGACGAACAAAGATAACAGCGGATGGGAAGATTCCGTTAGCACCAGGCGTGGCTGGACTGCCAGCTGTGATGGAGCATATGAAAATGATGATGCTGCGCTTCAATATCTGATTGATACCAACCAGCTTTCTGGTGGTGTCACAGATTATGATGTTTACATCAAGATGGTGGATGCAGCTGGTGACGTATACACCGGATCAACCACAATGGATTCAATAGAGCTTGATTGCCCCGAGGGTGATCTGGTTTCTTATTCGATCAGTTTCACCGGGCGTGGTGCATTGACCCTGGCGAGGGCCTAATTAAATGACCGAAGAACCTACGTTTCCATCTGGCGTTTCCATTAACCTGGACCGTGAAAGGCGCATCAAGTATGGGCACAATGCCCTGTGTGAGTTTGAAAACGCAATGGGCAAGCCCATCGGGGCATCTTTGACCAGTGAAGAACAGATAGGTTTTTCCACAATACGTGCATTGCTGTGGGCTGGCCTGCTCTGGGAAGAACCTACGTTAACCCTAGAGCAGGCCGGATCACTAATTGATTACGTGCCAGAGGATGAGGCATCAGAAATACATGACCGGGCCAGGTACGTGGCAGATCGGTGCCTGCTGGCATTTACTGCGCAACACCCAAAGGCAAAAAAAAAGACAAGGGCCAAAGCACAGGCCAGCTGAAAACCAACTGGGATGAGCTGCTGCGCATGGCATTCAGGATCAACCTGGAGCCTGCGCAGTTCTGGAGGTTAACCCCAAGGGAGTTTCAGTTGATGATTGAAGCCTTTAACGAGAATGAAAAGGCAGCGCATGATGCCAGGGCCTGGACAGTTTCAACCCTTATCTGCGCCCTGGGCCAGTTCAAGCGCAAACCAAACCCAAGGAAGATGTTTGATGAGCTTTCCGGCAGGGCTAAAGAGAGAAAAGGCAAGCACCAGGGGAATGAAAAGATTGCCCGAATTTTTCAGGAATCCCGGGAACGAGTAGCAAGAAAGCAGGCTGCGGCAGATGGTTAATATTGGCGGCATGAATATTACCCTGGGGCTGGATCTCTCAAAGTTTGAGAAACAGATGAAGGGGATCAGGCGCAGGTTTGGGCGCTTGTCCAGCCAGCTGCGCATGGCCGGGGGTGATCTAACCCGGGCGCTAACAGTGCCCCTGGCCGGGATTGGCATTCTTGCAACCAAAGCAGCCATAGACTGGGAAACCAGCTTTGCCAATGTTCGCAAAACGGTTAAGGGCACAGCAGAAGAGTTAAAAGAGCTTGAAGAGGGTTTGCAGCAATTATCAACCCGGGTGCCAAAGAGCGCAGCAGGGCTGGCATCTATTGCAGAGGAAGCCGGGCGGCTAGGCATCGAATCTGATAAGCTGCTGGGCGGTGGTGGCAAGATGGGCTTTGTGGAAGTCATCACCAGGCTGGCAGAAACCAGCACCCTGGGAGCTGAGGAAGCCGCCACCGGGCTGGCAAGGTTTGCGAACATAACCAAGCTGCCCCAGGGCAACATTGAAAACCTGGCGAACAGTCTAACTGTGCTGGGTTCAGAGTTTGCCACCACCGAGAATGAAATTCAGGAAATGAGTCTGCGCTTGGCAGGTGCAGGTTCACAAATTGGCTTGAGTGGGGCAGAGATTACAGGGTTTTCTGCTGCACTAACCAGCCTGGGCATCAATGCAGAATCAGGCGGTACTGCAATGAGCCGGGTTTTTATTGATATTGCAGTCGCAGTGGATGAGGGCGGCAAAAAACTAGAACAGTTTGCCGACATTGCAGGCCAAACAACCCAGGAATTCAGCTCACAATTCAAACAGAATGCAGCCGGGGCG